ATTTACGCTATTTTTGCTCTAGCCTTTTCGCCTCCCCTTCCCCTGTTGCGGCTGTCGGCCATCCATCTGACCCAGTTTCGTGCCTGTACCGCACTCCGAGGTCGGTTGCTGTCTTCTTCCTGTGACATTCGATGCAAAGCATCTGCAAGTTGCTATCCTCGTTCGTCCCGCCCTTGTAGATTGGCAGGATGTGATCTAGCTCTTCACCCGCGGCGACCAAACCGTTCTGTTCACAATTCACACATAAGGGCTGATCTTGCATGATTCTGTTTCGTATGCGTTGCAAGATTCGACCTGATATGCGCTTGTGAATTACTTGCTTTGTCATCATTCTTGCATCTTATTGCGTGCGTCAATATACATACTTCATTCTGGTCGAGTTATAACCCAACCTGCGAACTCCCCGAACCGAAAAAACTCATGTGCATCCGGTACTGCGTATTGAACAAAGTTGTAGGGTATTGGACGCTGTACACCAGCAAGTGACAACTCTTTAGCGATGATCTCATCAGACTTGATGCCTGTCGAGACTTTGCCAGCAATTGTTAGTCTGTGCATCACGGTCGATAGATAGCCTGGAGGACCTTCGCACTTGTCGAGCAAGATCACAACGCCGCCCGGCTTCATCTTCTTGCAGAGGTTTTGCAACCAGCGTTTGCGTTCGATAGGCGGCAGGAACATCATGACAAGCATACAGACCGCAACGTCAAACTCTTCATAATCGTAGGTCATAGCGTCAGCAATCACCAACTTGCCCGGCGCATCGTATTTGTCTGCCATCGCTTCGCTATCGTCGATTGCTATCAAACTGGCTTGCCGGGATGCAATAACGTCAGCCAAGGCGCGACCGATGTTGCCAGTTGACGCGCCTATGTCGTAGATCAAACCATTGTTTTGTAGGTAGTGCCTAGCAACGTGAGCAACAGCGCCAGTGGCTAGTTCGTACCAAGGGAGGGTTGCTTTAACGTGAGCATCGAAGCCTTTGGCGACTTCAAGATTCTTAAATGTCCAGTCATTTGGTATCTTCATTAAATACTCCAAGGTTGTAAATGTTTTCGGCTACGGCCTTCATCATTAAAGGCGCAACCATTCTTCCAAGTCTTTCGACCTGTTGTTGATACTTGCCTGTTAGCACGTAATCATCTGGCACAGACATAATCCGCTTCACCTCAGATACGGTGAAAGCTCTGTTATCCCAATGACAGGCGGCTGCTGCACCCGTAATGCTATTTGTTGCAGTGATACATTGACTGTAACTTTGTGGGTGCGCTTTGCTCAGCGAAAACCTTTTAGGATGCTGACCCCCCATTGGTAAGTCTTTGAGTAACTTATAAATTGAATACTTTTTAATATCTGTTTCAAGTCTATCGGTATCTGAAAGAGTCAAACCTTTAAAAGCATCGGTTAAATTAACGGTTGAATTTTTTGGGGCTGGATGTAATTTGTTTTGAAATTCTTGTCGCCAAAGGTCATTACGGATACCTACAAAAATTGCTCTTGTTCTTGATTGCGGTACGCCCATCCACTTTGCGTCAAGAATCTTACAGCTTACTTCGTAGCCGCTTGCTCGCAGCTCTCGCAGGATTTCGTTTAGATAGCCCTTGGCTGTACCCTTCGCCAAGCCTGATACGTTTTCAGCGACAAATACCTTGGGCATCGTCCCTCGCAGAATTCTGATGTATTCAAAGAATAAATCCTCAACATTCTTTTGCTCGCTGTCTGAGTATTTTTTGGTCTTCCCCCAACCTTTTTCACGTGCGCCAGCGGTTGAGAACGCCGAGCAAGGCGGCGAACCGTCCAGTAGGTCTAACTCGCCTTTGGCTTTACCAATCTCGGCGAGAATCTGCTCTGGTGTTAGTTTGCGAACATCGCCGGGCAAGATGATCGTGTCCGGCCAGTTTGCGCGATATGTTGTTATTGCCTCGGGGATAAATTCATTGATCGCTAGAACTTTGCCGCCAGCCATGCGGTAGCCAGTCGATGAACCACCCCCCCCGGCAAATAGGCTCACGGCTTCGAATTTTTGTTTGCTTATCGCAGCCGCGGCTTTGATTTCGGCAACGCTTGGAATAATGTAATCAGGCATCGAATTCAAACCCGCAGCGAGGGCACTTGTGGCCCATATCGGTTTCGTCTACCTCTTTAAAATCGTCTGGGCTCTCTGGCTCAATAAGTTTGCCAAACATCACCTCTGTTAGCTCATCTGCGCTAAACCCCGTCATGTCGAGCGAATAGTCAGCCTCTGCAAGTGCGTGTAGCTCTAATTTCAAAAGCTCTTCATCCCAGCCTGAATTTAGAGCAATCTTGTTATCCGCAATAACGTAGGCTCGTTTTTTGCTTTCGCTCCAGCCCTTTGCGACCATTACAGGCACTTCTTTCATCTTCAGCTTCTGTGCGGCCAAGGTGCGTCCATGCCCCGCGATGATGCCGCCATCCTCATCAACCAGAACGGGTGTTGTCCATCCCCACTCTTTGATGCTAGATGCGATCTGTGCGACTTGTTCGTCCGAGTGCGTCCGTGCATTTCGCGCATACGGTATTAGCCTTTCGATTGACCACTTTTCGACCTTGTCTGCTGGATTCATTACCCCACCCCCCCATGTTAAGTTTGAAAAAGTAGGGGATACCCCCCTACCCCTCTTTTTAATTCTCGTCTGAAAATTGAAAATCAGGTATAGATATATTAACAGGCCACTGCCCACTGTCAACAAGATGTTTGACTGTTTTCCTGTGAGCTAGAGTCCAGGACTCTTGCCTTTCAGCTTTTGAGAGTTTTGCGCCTTGATCAATTTCGTGGTGGCAACTCATGCACAGCGCAGCCGTTAGGTTGTCGTCAGCTTTGATACCCCGGCCTTTGCCGCCGCCCCAGTTAGTGTGCGCCGCCTGAACGAAAACGCCTGACCCGCATAACTGACAGTCAAGACTAGCAACCAGCTTGAGAAGTTTTTTGCTTTTGACGTATGGGTGTTTCTGAAACAATTACGATCTCCAGTGTTGTAAATCTATGCAAGTTGCCGCATTCAATTCGGCGTTTGCGGCTATTGTTTGGCGCTGCTCGGGTTTCTTTTACTGTTGTCCATGCGCCACAAATTGGACATTTCATTGGTGCGACCTGTCTTGCATTCTGTTGGTGGCCTCACGTGTACGCCAGATTTCAATGTCAAGTCTTGCTGCTTCCAGTTGCCACTTCAGGGTTTCTTCTTGCTCGACCGCCAGCGCCAGCCCTTTGAGCAACTGGTGGTAGGCTGGATCTGCATAGGCTTCACGTTCCTGAGCGTTTGCCGCCTCGACGCCAAGTTTAAGTGCGTCTTTCATCAGCAAGGCTTTTTTGGATTTCCTGAATTCATCAAGGTACACACGTTGCGCTTTGGCTTCGCCGTAGGCTGGTGCAATCTGACGAATGGTCTCTGCCGCTTGTTCTGGTTTCATTCGGCCTCCGTGACCATGACATCAACCCCAGCTTTTTCTGCGTAGACTTTTTTCACGTGCAAATCAATGACCTGGGTGTCATCCATAAAAATAACACCGTTCATAGCGTCAAGGTAAGTTTTGGCGATGTTGTCGATGTCGGGCTTCTTGCAAGGCAGCTCAGAGCCGTTTAAACACGCATCCCTGCGCTTTTTGGGATATGACTGAGGGATAGGTAGTCTCACGTACAAATACACGCTTACGGGCGTTTTAAGCGGTTCCGTCCCGCCCATCGCTTGTTTGGCAAAAGTGGCGATCAGCGCCTCATAGGTCAAGGTCTGTTTGTCGGTGTAAACCTTGGTGAAGCTGCCAACCCTGCTAAACCGGGGTCGGCCTTTGCCTTTGGGGTTGCCTTCAACTTGAAAGTGGATTTGCATCATGGCGCTGCCTGTTCATTTCTGCAATCAAGGTATCGGCTGTAGCCTTGCCACGCCTCTTTTGTAGATCGAGCTTGGTATCTTCCCACCAGCTCCTTGCTTTGACTGTCCCAATCTCGATTGACTTCTTGGCGAACCGCATCTTCCATTCCGCGGCTTCGGTCTGGAGCAAGGTCTCCAGCATCTTGCAACGCTCGGTTGATGTCAGCAAGGCTAAATTCTTGGCCTTCCCGTCTTCTGTCCAG